GTTTGTCCGAAAGTTCAGCGATTTCGCCAACGATCTTGGCGTCCTCCGCTTTGCTTTCTTCGGTGATCTCACCAAGCGCGTGCTTGGCGAGGATGCCGCGCTGCATGTCAGTGAGCGCAGCCAATCGCTGTTCAATTTGTGAACGGTTCATTTACCGTCCTCCTGTTTGGATCGCCAGCCGCACGCGAGCCTCAACCATGTCCGTAAGCCGGGACAATTGAGATTCAAGGCATTGGTCGATATATTTGCGGGCTGCGCCCGCGAGTTGAGTGGAAAGGTCGTTACTGAGTACCTGCGCCTGATGATCGGCGGGTATTGCCACGGCGCTGATCTCCATCGGAAGCCAGCGGTTAGCGGTGATTAGCTTACGCTTCGTGGTATCGTCGCGAGTGATTGTCTCTTCGAGCACTGCCGCGCCCATCGAGACGTTCCGAATAATGCCCGCTTCGATGTCCTGGGCGATGCCGCGAACATCTTCACGATCACTCATACGAATCCGCGCGTAGCCCTTGCCGCCCTTGAGCCACGCATCTTCTACGACTCCGAGGGTGTCTTGCAGGGAAGAGTAGTGATCGCGCAAGAACGGAGCGCCCGCTTTCAGGCGCGAGAGGTCTACAGCCTTGTCGCTTACCTCGAAGCGAAGATCATACTCCTCATCCTTCCAGAAGTCGTACCGAGGCACGGTCGCCCCGCTGTAAAACATGACCTGGAAGGTACGCGATTCCGCGTTAAAACTTTTCGGCGTCACCGCCGAAGCCAAAGAAAAGGTTTGCATGGGAGCCTCTAGGGGTTGGGTTGCTCGCCGGAGGAGTCTAGTGGGACGGTCGCGCCCTGAATATACAAGCGATCCGCTGCGCCGCCTTGCGGATTGAGGTTTTCCTTTTGCCGCGCTTCGTCTGGTTTGAGCCAGCCGTTTTGTATGCCGCTAGCGTAGTAGGCGCTGCGACTTGCGGCATCGCCGCGCATCAACGCATCAAGGTTGAATTCCGCGAAGTAGCGCTGCCGTTCTTGCGGGCCAAGCAGAATCATGTTGATCCGCTTTTCTAGGCGCACCGCCCACGGGCGAATCGTATGCGTTACGAAGTCCAGCGACTGATGCTCGATGTTGTTGTTTGTGGATCGGTCGAGGCTTTGAATCAGATGAAGCGGTACGCGGTAGATACGGGCGATTTCCTCAAGCTGGAATTTGCGAAGCTCCAAGAATTGCAAGTCGCGGTGATTCACCGAGACTGTCTTGATTTCGCCTCCGCCGCTTAGGATGCCGATCTTGCCTTGATTCTGGCCGCCGTAAGTCTGCTGCCACCATGCGCCCATCGATTTGATCGCCGACGGGTCCGCATTGCCGGGGATGCTTACATATGCGGGCGGGATCGCGTGGTTGCGAAACACGCGCTCTGCATATCTTTCCGCACCCAGTTGCATCTCAATCGCCTTCCGCGCGGCTTCAATCGGGTTGTACCCGATCAGGCCGTCATAGGACAGGCCGGGAATGTGGAGAATCTGACCGTCGAAGTAGATGCGGCGCTGCGTGTTTTCGATGACTTCGTATGCTTTGACGCCCGTTTGCTCGTCGCGCATTACGCGCACATACTGAGGTTCAATTGGGATCAGTTCGCTGGCATTGTTTCGCGAATCGTACAGGACGCGGCTGTAGCTGTTCCCGGTCGCCATGACGTGCGACGCTACGGTTTCCCAATATTCATTTGCCGTCTGCGTGGCGTTGGCCTGATCGTGAATGACTGAATACAGCGGGTGATCTTTAGCCAGCACCTTGCCCGCTGGCGTCTTCTCGAACATCATGCACGGCAGGGAGCCAATCGTCTCAGAAATGACGCGGATGCAGGAATAGACCGCCGTGGATTGCCAAGTGCTTTGCCCGCTGACGCCGAAGGTTGCATCGCTATACCAGTAATCATCCAGTGGGCCGGGGGCTGGCCGCTCATCGGACAAGCCAAACCAGTTTCGTAGTGTAGATCCGATGTTCATGCTAGGTAAAATTGGAATCCTTGCGGTGCTTCGCGCATCATGGCAGCGCGGGCCATCAATAAGGCAACCAGCGGGTCAATCTTGTTTTCGGGCCGCTCCTTGCGCGGGTACACGTTGCCCTTGTTATCCTCGTGCGCGACGACGTTTGATGCCGCCCAGGACAATACCGGGTTGCCATCATGCGCGAAGCGCCCAGACTGCACCGCGCCCTGTAAATCCTTCATCGGCTCCGACATCGTGCCGACGCCCATTCGGCACTCAATCATTGGCAGGTGTAGATCCCGCAACTCCTGAGCCAGTTTGGTCGCTTGCCATGGGTCGTAGTGAATCGCTTGAACGTCGAAGTCTCGCAAGTCGAGAATGTCTTGCTTGATCGTTTCGTAGTCAATTTCCTGCCCGTCCGTAGCAATCAGGTGCCCGCTGCGAACCCATCCGCGATACTGGCTGTTACCGGATTCTTCGATTGTGTCTTCCGGTAAATAGCAGCGCACGAACGCCGCATAGCCAGCGCCGCGCTGGAACAGTATTGCTACTGCCGCCATGTCAATACGGCTTGCAAGGTCTAGACCGATCCAACATCGCTCACCGCGAAACTCGTCGAGCTTCAAGCCTTCGACGCGACAAGCATCCCACCGGCGCATGTCGAAGTACGCCGAATCGGACGATACCCAGACATTTAGATGTTTTGTGAGGAAGCCCGGCTGCGCGCTTGGCACGGCCATGGCCTTCTTTGCTTTGCGCTCCAGGTCATCCAGCATGACCGAGACGCCGAGATTAGGATTGGCCTTTGCCCATACCGACGGGTCCGTCCAGTCGTCGCCGTCGTCGATCCCGTATATGAGGCCAAAGTAGCTGTCGTCCTCAAAGCCGGGGATACGCTGAAGCACCTTATGAACATATGTCTCTTGCTCATAGCAGATGCCCGCGCGATTCGTTCCGGCGGTCGTAATCGCCCATATTAACGGCTGGCGGCGTGCGCCAGTGGCCGTTTCCAATACTTCCCAAACATCGCGCGTCGGGTGCGCGTGCAATTCATCGACCGCAGCAAAGCTGATATTCAATCCGTCGAGGGTATTCCCTTCCGCGCTGAGTGCTTCGGCCTTGCTATTCGTATCGTGGCAGACGATGCCGTGCGCCAGTACATCCAAACCGAACGCTTCCCGAAAGTCCGCATCACGCCGCGCCATGTTTTGCGCGTCGCGGAATACGATCTTTGCCTGATCGCGGGTTGTTGCAGCGCTGTAGCACTCCGCGCCCGCTTCGCCGTCAGCAGCGAGACAGTACAGCATCACGCCAGAGGTCAAGGTTGATTTCGCGTTCTTGCGGGCAACCTTCGTATAAACCGTTCGAAAGCGCCTGTAGCCGTCGCGCCGCTTCCAGCCGAACACAGAACCGACAACGAAGCACTGCCAGTCTTCCAGCTTCAGTAATTCACCGCGCCGCGCCCACTCGCCTTTTACGTGGGGGAGCGCCTCAACGAAGGCAATCGCGCGATCCGCCGCGCCGGAATCGAACCAATACTCGCCGTTGGGCCAGCGGGTTAGGTCTGCTAGATGCCGCTCGACCGCCAGCCGCGTCCACTGGCAGACTGGAATCTTGCTGCTTAAGACGGCTTCGCAGTACCGCGCGAGTCGTTGTGATCCTGGAATTTCGCCCATTTAGAGGCTTTTGGTTTTTCCGGCAGCTTGATCTTGGCTCGATCACTAGGCGACAGGCCGAGGACAGTGAGAGATGCCCGCAGCGCGGTCAAATCAAATGCCAGGATAGGAGCGCCAGATTGATACTTTGCAGCGACGGAATCCCAAGAGAGGCAATGGTGGAGAAGCGCGGCGTCATCGACCACGCTCAAGATTGAAGCGTAGGCGGGCTGAGAGCAAAGGAAGAGCCAGCGCTTTTTTGCTTCGCCCTTGAGCCATTCCGGCGGTTTTGGCATTCCGGCGGGAAGATCAAACCATTCATCGGGTTTTCCGTGACGATCCGGGCGGGCCGTTCCCTGGAGGGCGAGGATTTTCGTGGGTTTGCGCGGACGTGCCATTTTGAAATTTTGACGAAAAGTGCGCGTAGC